GGTATTTTTCATTCTACCTACCGCCTCCTTAAATCTGCCCTCGAGCTGGGCAACGACATCGGCGGGTTCTTTTAAAAAGATTGCACCTTCCACTAAAGAGCCATACAACAAAGCATCCGGATAATCCGTTGATAAAAATGTTGTACCGCTGTCACTACCATCTGTAAGGGAATTTGGTTTGTTTAAATAATGCAGCTCAACAGTGTAATCCGCATCTGGAAGCGGAGACACCTCAAAAGCTGCTTCGTCAAATAAAGAGTAATACTTAGGCGTCGCACGAGTCGTGCCCGAAGAATATTCTTTAATAAATGAAGGGTGTTTGAAATCTAAATAATCGTATGTACTTGAGCTGATAATAGCCAAACTCATCGGCGCATAAAAATCAGTTGGTGTTGCTAAAAAACGATTTCCTGTTGTCAATGTGCCCTGGACATTCTTTCTTTGCTCCGGGAGCTGCACAAAAGAGAATATACGATCCTCAGACTCTTTGATAAAAGTCGGTAATTGTGTAGTGAAAGTGGACTCAGAAACCTCAAGATAATCTTGAATTGCTGTTTTTAATGTTGCGTAGGTAAAACTCATGTCGTTACTGTAACCTCACCGACGCTTGTTGTCACAGAAAATGTGTCCAGCACAGAGCCTAACTTGCCGTCGCCCACATTTGTATAAACCAAAAACTTTGTGTTGTCCTCATCTACATCTGGCCTAGCATTTTTAATAGCCTGTGGATCTTGTGGCGAAGGTTTCGGCATAAGCTGTGGATGTTTCGGACTCCATTGATCTGGTCCCACAAGCAAACCATCCCAAGTTTTTCTCATGTCTTTGAGCTTATATCTGAAACCACTTATGTCGCAGATTCCGTAAGAGTATTTTCCAGAAGCAAAAGCCATTATGCGTTGTTATAGCTCCTCAAGTTCGGTGATACTTTAAAAGAAGCTCTGTCTTCGTCTTGTGCCAATGCTCTAGCAAATTCATCTTCATACAACGATTTCAACATTTGTGTCCTTTCCGGAGCTCTTTTTAACGATATGTAATAAGCCAAACCAGCTGCTAAACACGGATAAAAACGAAAAGGCATATCCATGGTGTTTGCGCCAGCATCCGCGTCGTCCATCCTCGTGAGCACGTTCATGTGAATAGTGTACTTACTGCTTTCATCTGGAGCTGGCCATACAGAAATCGTAGGTGTCAGCTGTTTGTTTACAAAAAATTGATTCGGCTTCCCGGTCGTCGATTTTGTTGTGATGTGTGAATATTCAGCTCTACTCAACCTGGTCATTGGTATGTCGGTGTTTTCCGAATTGATGGTTTCTCGGATAAACACGTCTAATACGTCAATCGGAGCTGTGCTATTGGTACTGTCGATATTATAAGTCGTGGTATCTTCAACCATGGCCACAGTTTTTTCTTTAATGGACCACTGATTGAGGCCACGATTCGCCCATTCTGCTAACATTAAATTCAAGCTCCTGGTTGCTGTTTTTAGATCGTAACCAGTTCTGAGCTCAATTCCGCAGCGCTCAAATGCTTCTTCGACGTAATCTGCTACATCTAGTTCAAAATTTTTGCTTCCCGAAGTTGCCATAATTACTCTTTTTCAATATCTTCGTCTGGAGCGTATAGATTGTCAAATGTTATTATCGGATCTGTATAGCTCTCATGCTGCTCCGCAGAGTGAACCCATTGCGAAGGCGAAAAATCCGGTGCGCCTTCACCAGCCCTCCATAAAGCTGGATTTGTGGCTCTGACTCTATTATTAGGCAGCGCAACAAAATTACCAGTCCAGGGACCAGCATCAGTCAAGTATAGCACATGAGATTGCTTGTGTTGAGCTGGATCATCCGCGATTGAATGTTCGGTGTAATCTACTGTAAACATGTATTTGCCCAGGTAAAATTCACCGCCTATTTTACAATACCAGGGGCTTGAGCTCACCCGATCCAAAGAAACCACGCTATGATGGTGGCTCAAACAGTCCCAAGGCTGCGCTAAATGGTCTTCCATGGGTTGTGGCCATTCTTCTAGTGGGACGTCTGCTATGAGCGCTTGTATTGGCATTCTGGCCCACATAGCTCCGCCATGCACATTTTCATCTGGATAATTTTCAAAATCGGTTTCGCAACCAGTAAAAACCACTTGGAAAGAAAGTGATCGGTCCGGGATTGTATTTACTGCAAATGCCAAAGCATGCAGATATTCGCCGTGATAGTTTTGGTGATTAGCCGTAAACTCTCTTCTTACCCAGCATTTAAACTGAGGAATATTTGATATTAAATACGCCACTACTTTTTAATATTTAATTTATCTGGCTCTTTTGCCTTTCCCAGAAACTTTTTTTCTGCCAACTTTTTTTGCAAGTTTTTTCAAAGATTTTCTGACTCCAGAGGCTCCCACACCTAGCGTTACACCTTCTAAAGCGTTAATTACAGATTGAGGCATCTTTTTAACACCAGGCATTGCTTTCACTTCTGATTGCATAGCGCCGCCCATAGACATATATTTTGTGCCTTTCATAGCGCCACCTTTAGCCATGTACTTTGACTTTTTCATGCCTCCGCCTTTGGCCATATATTTGGATTTTTTCATTTTTATCTCCTACCGAATAATCCCATGTTAGGTTTAGATCTTATCATACCACCTGTGGCCGCAAAAGTTTTAACATTGGTTGGCTTTCCACCAACTCCTTGTTTTTTTGCTCTTTTTCTACTGACCGCAGATTTTCTTTGTGATTTAGTCATGCTGGCCGCTTTTGCAGCTGGCACACATTTTGGATATTTTCTTTTAGATTTCTTTGTGCTGGATCTACCGCATTTTTTGAATCCACCGCCTTTCTTCGGAGATCCAATGTCTACCCAATCTTCTTTAAACCACTTGGTTAAACTCATTACACTCTAGGCACTTTGGTTTTTTTACGCTTTGAGTTCATCATCGCACCACAACCTCTGCCTTGGACCATCATTACAGGGCCGCCACTTTTCATGTAGCCCATTTTGTTTCTGACTTTCTTAGGTAGTTTTGGTAAACCTTTATTCTCAGCCGGGATTGCTTTCAAGCTCATCTCGCCGCCTGTTGCTTTTTTAGCACCTTTATATTTGCCACCCATTTTTTTGTATTCTTTAACCATGTAAGCATTGGCGTAAGCAGACGGATAAACGTCAAACTTAGCTCTCGCTTTCGCTTTGGCTTTTTTATACAAACTAGGATTGGCTACATTCTTTGGAATTGCCATTTTTTATCACCAATTTTTACAAGACCAATATCCAGCTGTAAAAACGTCTTTCTTTTTTTGAACCGAGTCACAATTATGCCTGGCTCTAAAACTTTTTTTACGAGCTGGTTGGCTTTTTTTAATCTTCATGTTTGGATCACCATAACGAACAATTTTTACCTGGTCGCCTTTTTTGGCTAAAACAGCAAACTTTTTGTTTTTGCCTGGTGTCCGTTTCTGCTTATTGTAACCAGAAAAAGTCTCCCCGCGATAAGATAGCCTACCGCTGGGAGATCTTTTTACATCTTTAGTGGTTGCCATTAGTAGTTCTTATTCAGAACCAAAATGATCGTATAAGCGTCGCCGCTACTGTGTCCAACAGTAGTAAAGTCGATGTCGCCTGTCACACCGCTGCCAGCATTGTTTGGAATACCAGTAAATAAATCATAGTATTCGTCCCCGGTGCTGTCAGCTGGCAAGTGTACTAAAAGGACGTTTGATGTTGCATCAAACTCTAATTTGACACTCATACCAAACGTGGCCCAATAGATCCTTGCTACTGAAACAGAAGTGCATGTCTGCCCGGCACTGTTTGTTGCCAGGGCAGAAACATCTACTTTTTTTACGGCCGATTCACCTGTTCCATCCGAAACATTAGTAAATTTCAAGATGGCAGTCTTCTCACCATCTTGGATTGTTTGTGAAGTTACTGCATCAGCCATAATCTACTCCTTACAGCTCTGTAACTGCTGTACGCTCTTTCATGGCTCCAACATAATCAACTGTCAAAGTTTTCGCAGCAGCAGCACCATTTTGTATGCCAAATGAAAGAGTCATCTCTTCATTATCTGGGGCATTAGTGCTAACAACTGTGCCAGCTAAGACGTTGTTTTGGAAAACATGA